AATCACACATGGCCAAGGCCGAAGTACTTAAAACAATGCTAACTGGTGCCATGAGTCACATTCCCATTCGCTGGGGGCTGACAGGAACTATTCCCAAAGAACCATTTGAATATCAGGCTCTAATCTGCAGTATTGGTCCTGTGATTGGTAAACTAACTGCTAGTGAACTTCAACAAAAAGGTTTGTTGGCACAGTGTCATGTCAACATCGTACAGTTGGTTGATCATGTTGAATACACAAACTATCAAAGTGAGCTAAAATACTTGCTGGAAGAATCCGGCAGACTGGATACCATGGCCAGTTTGATACAACAAGTCAACGAAACAGGCAACACCTTGGTCTTGGTAGATCGCATCACTGCTGGACAAGAGCTTGTTAAAAGACTAGGCGAACGTGCTGTGTTTGTGTCGGGCGCCACCAAAGCAAAGGATAGACAAGATGAATATGACGAAGTGGCTGAAGCTACCGGTAAAATTATTGTTGCTACTTACGGCGTGGCCGCTGTTGGTATTAACATTCCTCGCATTTTCAATCTGGTTCTTGTGGAACCCGGAAAGAGCTTTGTCCGCGTTATACAGAGTATCGGGCGAGGTATTAGAAAAGCAGAGGACAAAGACCATGTCCAAATCTGGGATATCACCAGTACAGCAAAGTTTGCAAAGAGACACTTGACCAAACGCAAGGCTTATTATCGAGAAGCAAATTACCCATTTACTCAAGAAAAACTTGAGTGGGCTTGACTTCTACAGTCAAACTCTATACAATAAAACAATGCGAATACTCACATTAGACAATGCTACCTATGACTTAGATCATCTTCCTGAAGAAGTTGATGACATGCGCTTTGCCATACTTGACAACAGCGATCCAGGCAATCCAGACTATCATTACATTCCTTTGATATTTTTAGAAAGTTTCACTGCACCTGCACTGGTGTTGAAGATTGGAGACTTCCGTGTACGCATGCCCATGGATTGGCAAATCTTGATTGGTGAACCTGATCTAGGCGATCTTGAAATGCTGCCATTGACTTCGATCAATGATCGAGGATTCAAGGCATTCCAGTTCAATCCTCTGACAAGTTTTAGACCCAGCTTTCCTGACATTGAAATTCTAGACATTTATCACGAAGTGACCTGGTATGCTCCCAAACTTAAAAATGGACAAATTTTGGTAGTGCCTATTTCCACAGGACACAAACCTGACTGTGTGTATTTTGTCAAAGACATTTCTCGCAATTGTGAGATAGTAGACTACAGAAAGGCATGGTAATGAAACTAGCAGTGTGTGGCGACAGCTGGTTCAGCAGTGATCTAGACCATCCTGGAGAAAGTTTTGGTGAGCAGCTGGCACAACGACACGGCTTTGATTTGCTGTCTTTGGCTCGTGGTGGCTGCAGTAATTTTGCTATAGCACTGCAAATTAACAAAGCCATCGAACTTGGTGCAGAGTTCGTCATAGCCGGGGCTACCAGTTGTGATCGCATAGAAATTCCCAGAACTCGTCGTGCATTCGAGCAAATTCAAGACTTATTCAATTGGACTAATTGGTTTAGAACTCCGGCAAAAAATTATGACCGTACTCGAGGACTGTCAAACATACGATACACCAACATGCCTTACATAAGCAGTACACACCCTTGGATGACCAATCCCACAGTCATCAGCGAAAGCATCAACAATTTGGCATTTCAAGAAAACAACTATCATTTTTATGCTGAAGACTTTGATCAAGAGCGGGTAAATGCATTGAAATCTTATCTCGTGCACTTGTACGATGACAACATTAAACGTCAATATGACTGTTGGATCATGAGCGATGCAGTTCGTCGTTTGGTTGCGTCTGGAATTCCGTTTGTGTTTGTAACCTACCCGTTGTTTGAGCATGAGTGGTACGAAGATATCAGTTGGGTGCAGCGAGACAATCTTGTGAACCCCACAGATTTCAATTACTATCAACAACCACAAGGGCCACAAAGATTTCATTTGAGTCAACTTGGCGCTGAAAATTTTGCTAATTACTTAGAGACCAAACTTCAACAACAAGGACTATTATGAGCTCAATGTACAAATTTTCAAACAAAACTGTTGCACCCAGCCCCGAACTTCGACCAGAATTTAGATCAGCGGTTGATCGCATGATACAACCTGGGCAAGCCCAGTACAAACTTCTTGAAGAACGTGTCGGTATTCAACAAACAGAAATTGCACGTCTCCGCAGAGAAATCAATAGACTTAAAAATCTAGTTGATGTCATGGAACAAAGGATTAATTTTGGTAGATAAACTTCATATATCAAATGAAATGCGTCAGCTTGATCTCAAGAATAGAAATTTCTACGACGAGCTCACTGACGAAGAAAAGAAAAAGTTTTCAACATTTTTAATGATTCGCTGGGGTAGCTGTGTTGATGGCAGCCGTGAATTGCAAGAATACTATGTACAAAGTACCAATCACTACCTTAACAAACATTTTTTTGCCATTAACCGACATCCCAAGCTGCAGTGGTTATGTGCCACTGCTGTGAGCCCAGGACTGGGTACGCAACGACACAACTGGATCAAAACTAAAAAGAAAGAAGACAGTAATTCTGCAGTCAAGAAAAAATTATTAGAGTTATATCCCGCTCGCAAAGAAGATGACATTGATGCCTTGGCAAAAATTGTCACAGACCAAGACATCAAAGAATACCTACGCAAACACGGTGACTGATGTCACACAGCAACATCGTGAATCAATAGCATGGAAATTACAACAAGTCTGACCCATCAGTGTAGATTTTGTCAAAAACTATTTCAGCGAGAACGCAGTCTGGAAGTGCATCTCTGCGAACCCAAACGTAGACATCAAGAACAACATGAACCTGGAGTTAGGCTAGGATTTCAAGCCTACATAAAATTTTATGAATCAACGCAGGGATCGGCCCGGCTCAAAACCCATGATGACTTTGCCACATCTCAATACTACAAGGCATTTGTCAAATGGGGTCGTTATTGCGTAGACATACATGCCATTGACCCCGAACAGTTTTTGTTATGGTTACTCAAGAATAACAAAAAAATTGATGGATGGTGCAGTGATCGTGTGTATGATGAATATCTCAAACAATACTTGCCACGCGAAGGTGTACAGTCTGCTCTTGAGCGTGGCGTAAAAGAAATGCATGACTACGCAGATCAACATCCTGAACTCAAGAACGGCTATGCTGATTATTTTAGATATGCTCCAAGAAATCGTGTGTGTTATCAAATTACCACGGGTCGAGTCAGTCCTTGGTTAATTTACAATTCAAAATCTGGAGTTGAATTCTTAGACAGTGTTACGCCGGACCAGCTTGATATCTTAATGCCTTGGATAGATCCAGATACATGGCAAAAGATATTTGCTGATCGTGTAGCTGATGTCGAGTGGGCACGGCACATTCTTCACAAGGCTGGCTTGTGAAATTATTGTTTGTAAGATATCCGCCCGGCGGCGCTGGTAATTTTCTTATCAGCCTGCTACAGATTGACCCACAAGTTGCCAGCTGGGATCCTGAACTACAGCAATCTAAAGGAACTGCTAAATTTAGTTGCAATTATCAATCATGGTTCGCTGAACATTTTCAACCAGATCTAGACAATCATCTCAAGTATGAACCTCATCATCCTTATCAATTAGATTTTGTCAGTGCCAAACATCCACGCGGCGATGAGCTCACTAGGACGGAGTTTGTGACAAATTTACAACAGCGTGGCGATAAAGAATTTTTGTCAAACATTGACAACAACTTGTTCACAGTCATGCGATTAAACAAGCCACAGATTCCTGTCTGGGGTCAAGAACAAATTTGTGTCAATATTACTGTGGATCCTGCTGCAGGATCTTGGTTCAGGAAAACTAGATATTTGAAACTGTTTGGTCGAGAACGTGACCACTGGATCAGCAAAGAAAATCACCCTGATTTTTTAAAGGCCAAGTTTAAAATAGTACACTTTAAAAATCAGTATGAATTCAACATGCCCAGAAATAAATTTTATCGTGAGTTTGTGGCGGGCGAGCCTGCAATCTTGCCATTCTACAACATTGATGCATTGTTAGCTCCGCCCTCTAACCGGTCCTGTGATCAAATGTCAATTCCACTGAGTCATGTACTTGATGTTGAAAAAATGATCCAGCAT